TCAAGACAGGCGTATACTTTTATCAAAGGTCAATATGTTCCGATTGTTATGAATAATGTTTCAGATGAATCTCAAATGAATTTGGACTCGAGAAAGTATTATGTTCAATCTTATGATTTTACAATGTTAGGTTATTTGATTGATGAAGAAGAGTTTGAAGTTAAACCTGCAATTGCGAGAGTGACACAACTTATGGAATTAACAGGTGCCGGAAATGCAGGAAAGAAAAATAAAACATTAGAAAATCCAAATGAATTTTTGGAGAATTATTTGTTTGTTGTTGGGAACGACACTTTAAGTGATATTGTTGCATACACGGCAAATCTTTCTTTTGGGACTTGGACTAATGTGGACTCTTTTGATGTTTACATAAACGGAGATTATTTTGGTACTGATGTCCAAAATATTCAGATAACAACTAACGATATTTTACGTATCGATGTTGTTAAAACTGACGACACCAAAGAGGCGTCGATACAGTTCGATAACCTATTAGTTTAATCCTCTCCGTAGATATCTTTCTTCTCTTTACAGGTTTCTACGATTAATTTTTCCAAAAACTTATAAATTTTTAATCCTCGCTTTTCACAGTACTTTTTCAGTATCTCGTGGATGGCGGGGTCAATTTTAATATTCTTGATTTCTTTTGTCTGTTTCATAGGTAGAAAAAAGGTAGAATTAATTCATACTCTTTACAAATACATATCTAAAAGTAAAGTTTTTTGATATTTTATTGAATATTTATCTATAAAATAAATCTGCAATAGAATAATTAGATAATGGCAACAGCACAAGCAAATCAAAAAGTTTTCGTTTCACCGGGTGTATACACTTCTGAAACTGACTTATCATTCGTAGCACAAAGTGTGGGTGTTACTACCCTAGGTTTAGTTGGTGAGACTTTGAAAGGTCCTGCATTTGAACCGGTATTCATAACAAACTACGACGAATTCCAAGCCTTTTTCGGAGGAACAGAACCAACCAAATTTGTTAACACACAAATCCCTAAATATGAAGCGGCATACATCGCTAAATCTTACTTGCAACAATCGAATCAATTGTTTGTTACAAGAATCTTAGGTTTATCGGGATATGATGCAGGTCCATCTTGGAGTATTAGAGTTACTGCTAACGTAGACCCTACAACAGTAATCCAAAACCCAACCGGAGCAACTTCTTGGTCTGTATCTTTTACAGGTTCAACAAGTGCGGGTACTGTTAATTTTATTAGTGGTTCATTCCCGGCAGCGGTTCAAGCAAACTTTAACACACAATATAGATTATCAGATGGTAGTACTTCTACATATGATAATGATATTACAAACACAATATTAAGTATTGTTGGAGACCCATCATTATCTGCAACTACCGCAGTTGCTTACGGACCTGTTCCGGAACTTGATTATTGGAATTTAATTGACCAATATGGTGCGGTGGTAAATGCATATGGTGTTGATAGTGTTGATTTAGCGGATAATGATTTATCTGCAGGTGAAAATGATTCTTGGTTCTATGCAAACTTTAATAACTATACAGGAAACGCCTACACAGGTTATTCATTTGATTATGTGTTTGATTCAATTGTTACAGGAGTAAGTGATAGTTTTTCGGGAACAATCTCAGGTGAGTATTATACTTTTATTGGTACCGCATATACTGAATATAACAACATGGTTGTAGCAACACTTCGTTCAAGAGGTCTATCATTATATGTTAATAGTTCAACTAGTGATAATCACGGACCGGTTTATGAGGTAAACGACGAGAATAATGTGTTATTGTTAAACACTGACCAATATTCAAGTATAGATAAAAACCCTTATGCGTCATTTGGATTATCAGGTGTTACTAAAGATGGTGATAATTTCACATTCGAAACTAACTTATCGGCAGCATCTTCAAAATTCATAACTAAAGTATTAGGTATTGATAATTTTGGAAAAGCAAGAAATGAAGTTCCTTTGTTTGTTGAAGAAATTTATCCGGGGTCATTGGCTTACGCTTATAACCAAGGTTATATTAGAGGTATTAATCCTGAATTGGTTGCATTACCAGGTGCTAGAAGTGAAAATCCTTCATCAATTGCATACAGTGTTGGTCAATATCAATCACCGGTTACACCATTCTTAGTTTCTGAATTAAGAGGTAATAAAGTTTATAAATTATTTAAATTTGTTTCAATCTCTGATGGGGACGCGGCAAATTTAGAGGTTAAAGTATCAATCGCTAACTTATCATTCAATAATATGACATTTGATGTGTTGGTGAGAAATTTCTTCGACACGGATTCTAACCCGGTTGTTATTGAGAAATTCACTAACTGTAATATGGACCCATTCTCTAACAACTTTGTTGCTAAGAAAATTGGTACAACCAATGGTGAATATGCATTACTTTCAAAATATGTAATGGTTGAAATGGCCGATGAGGCACCAATCGATGCAATTCCTTGTGGATTTGAAGGATACACTCAAAGAGAATATGATAATGTCTTAAACCCATCTCCGGTTCCAAAATTCAAAACAAAATATTTCTTCCCTGGTGAAACTATTGCAAACCCACCGTTTGGGGCTGCAACAGGTGGTTCAAATTTAGTTGAATCTCCGGGTGACATTGTTAGAAGAACTTATTTAGGTTTCTCAACACAATATGGTATTGACGAATCGTTCTTAACTTATAAAGGTAGACAAAACCCACAATCTTGGGTTATTGCACCTCAACCAATTGAAGGAGCTGCTTGGAATTATGTGAGTAAAGGTTTCCACATGGACTCAGGTGCTACAGTAGTTACAATTTCAAATAGTTCATTGACTAGTGGTCAAACAGCATTTGAATGTGGTACTGCTGAATTTAGAGAGGACCCTGAAACTCAAGAAAATCCTTACTACTTTATTTACTCAAGAAAATATACTTTATGTTTTGCGGGTGGATTTGATGGTTGGGACATCTATAGAGAGTTTAGAACAAATCAAGATAGATTCCAATTAGGTCAATCAGGATTCTTGGCGGGAGCATCGTCTTCTACAAGATACCCTAACGCTACAGGTAGTGGTTTATTTAAGAGAATCACAGTTGCTAACAATACTCAAGATTTTGCTAACACTGACTACTACGCATACTTACTTGGTATCTTAACGTTTAGAAATCCTGAGGCAACAAACATTAACGTGTTTGCAACTTCAAGTATTGATTACATCAATAACTCTAACTTAGTTGAAGAGGCGATTGATATGATTCAATACCAAAGAGCTGACTCGGTTTATATTGCAACAACACCTGATTATAATATGTATACTCCGGATGCAACAAACCCTCAAGATATAATTTATCCTCAAGAAGCTGTTGACAACTTGGACAATACTGGAATTGACTCTAACTATACTGCAACTTACTATCCTTGGATTTTAACAAGAGATACTGTTAACAATACACAAATTTATTTACCTGCTACAGGTGAAGTTTGTAGAAACTTAGCATTAACCGATAACATTGCATTCCCGTGGTTCGCATCAGCGGGTTACACAAGAGGTCTTGTAAATTCTGTTAAAGCGAGAGTTAAGTTGACTCAAGAAGATAGAGACACACTTTACCAAGGTAGAATTAACCCTATCGCAACTTTCTCAGATGTTGGTACGGTTATTTGGGGTAATAAAACATTACAAATTGCTGACACAGCACTTAACAGATTGAATGTAAGAAGATTATTACTTCAAGCTCGTAAATTGATATCAGCGGTGGCAGTAAGATTATTGTTCGAACAAAACGACCAAATCGTTAGACAACAATTCTTAGATAGTGTTAACCCAATCTTAGACTCAATTAGAAGAGACCGAGGTTTATACGATTTCCGTGTAACAGTTTCATCTTCACCTGAGGATTTAGATAGAAATACTTTAACAGGTAAAATTTACTTGAAACCGACGAAAGCGTTAGAGTTCATCGATATTGAATTCTTCATTACTCCAACAGGAGCATCGTTCGAGAATATTTAATAAAAACCATAAGTGGGGATTCGTCCCCACTTTTTAGCCAATTATGAAAAGAAATACATTAAAAGAAGGAATTGACGAGCAGGGTACACCTGATATGAAATATTATGCATTCGATTGGGATGATAACATAGTTCATATGCCAACCAAAATTATGGTTAAAACTGAATCCGGTGATGAAATTGGTATGAGTACTGATGATTTTGCCGAATACAGACATCAATTAGGAAAAGAACCTTTTGAATATGATGGTGAGACTGTTGTAGGATATGGTGAAGAACCTTTTAAAAACTTTCAAACACCGGGAGATAAAAACTTTTTGATTGACTCTATGAGAGCTAAGCTCGGACCAGCGTTTGACGACTTTAGAGAGGCGATTAACGGAGGTTCTATCTTTTCTATAATAACCGCTCGAGGACATAATCCTAATACCTTAAAACAAGCCGTTTACAATTACATAATAGAAGGATTTAATGGTATTGATAAAGATGAGTTAATTAAAAACTTAAAAAAATATAGAAGTATTTCGGGAGATGATGAGATGAGTGATGATGAATTAATTAAATCATATTTAGATATGTGTAGATTTCATCCTGTTTCTTATAACGACCCTGAAGGTGCTGCAAATCCTGAAGAAGCTAAAGTTCGTGCAATGGATAAATTCGTGGACCATATTAAAGATATCTCTTCAAAATTAGACAAAAAGGCGTTCCTTAAAAAAGAAGTGAGTAATAATTTTGTACCATCGAAACCAACTATTGGATTCTCGGATGATGATGTTCGAAATGTGGAAGTTATGAAAAAACACTTCAAAGACAAAGAAGACAATATTGTAAAAACTTATTCAACTGCAGGAGGAATAAAAAAAGAATATTAACTAGTAATAAAGAACTAGTATTAAATAATTAAATAAAAAACTAGTTAAATTAACTAGAATTAAATAAACTAGACTGGATTATAATGATAATAAATTAAATTCAGAAAGTCAATAAAAATATTTTCCATTTGGATATATTTATGATAATAAACAAAGAAAAACTAATTTAAAATAATATGGCTGATTTATTGATGAAAATGCCGATTCCTTACGAACCGAAAAGACAGAATCGATTCATACTAAGGTTTCCATCAAGCTTAGGGATTAACGAATGGTTTGTAGAAAGTACTGCAAGACCTAAAATTAAAATTGCTTCAACTGAAATACAATTTTTAAATACATCAACCTATGTTGCGGGAAGATTTAACTGGGATGAAATACCTGTTAAATTTAGAGACCCAATTGGACCGTCTGCGGCACAAGCACTTATGGAATGGGTTCGTTTACATGCTGAATCTGTTACAGGTCGTATGGGTTATGCTGCGGGTTACAAGAAAGATATTGACCTTGAGATGTTAGACCCAACAGGAGTTGTGGTTGAAAAATGGATTCTGTATGGTACATTCTTAACTAGTGTTGACTTTGGTTCGTTAGGGTACAGTACTGATGGTCTTGCTGATATTAGTGTGTCATTAAGAATGGACCGTTGTGTATTAGTTTATTAATTTTTTAATATTAATAAAAACATATGTGTTGATAAAAAATCAATACTAATTATATTTAACCGTAAAGACATAAACTTTACGGTTATTTTTTTATATGGAAAATCAAGCAATCGAATACGGACAACAAAATTTTACGTTACCACACGATGTAGTACCACTACCGTCGGGAGGAATATTTTATAAAAACAAAAAGAAATCTATCAAGGTAGGATATCTAACGGCTAATGATGAAAACATTTTAATGGGGGGTGGAAATGATATGACCACAACACTATTAAGAAGTAAAATCTATGAACCGGACTTAAAAGTTGAGGATATGTTAGAAGGTGATGTGGAGGCAGTTTTAATCTTTTTAAGAAATACTGGTTTTGGACCGGAGATTAATTTGAATTTAATCGACCCTTCAACAAGAAAATCATTTCAGGCAACAGTTCCTTTAGATGAATTAAATGTTATTAATGGTCAAATACCTAATGAAGATGGTAGTTTTATTATACAACTACCTAAATCACAGGCAACCGTTAAATTAAGACCATTAACTTATGGTGAAGTTTTAGAAATAAGTAAGTTGGAAGAATCATATCCTAAAGGAAGAGTAGTTCCAAAAGTTACTTGGAGATTACAAAAAGAGATTATAGAAGTAAATGGAACTACTGATAAAGCAGAAATAGCCAAATTTGTCGAACAAATGCCAATTTTGGATTCAAAATTCATAAGAAAATTTATGAATGATAATGAACCAAGATTAGATTTAAGTAGAGTTGTAATTACCCCATCAGGAGAAAAGATGACAGTTAATGTCGGATTTGGGGTTGACTTTTTTCGTCCTTTCTTCTGATTATAGAAAAGGACAGATAGATGAATTCTACTATTTGAACAAATTAATGAACATAACTTATCAAGATTTTCAAGCAATGCCTCTATTTGTTAGAAAATATTTATTAGATAAGTGGATTGAAGATAACTCAAAGGACTGAAAACTCAGTCCTTTTGTATTTATATTAAAACACCATTCAAATTATGGCAGCAGGAGACGAAAAAGACAAATTAAAAGAAGGAACTGAGGAATCGTTAACGTTCGCTCAAAAACTTGGAAAAGAGGCGACAGTAACATGGCAAACATTAGGTAAGACAATTGAGGAAACTTATAATGCTCAAGTCGAACTTAATAAAACCTTTGGACAAGGACAAGAGAGACTTTCTGAAATGTATAAGTCAATTTCAGACGCCGCTCCAAGAATTGCTCGTTTAGGGGGAGACATGAAAGATGTTCAATCTACAATGATTGGTATTGCAGATGCATCAAGACGTAATGTTATTGCAAACACTGAAGATGTAGAAAAACTTTATGCAGCAACCCAAGTTGTTGGGGGTAGTGCTGAGAGTTTAAGTAACGCCTTTTTAGATGTTGGTGTTGGGATTGAACAAGTTGGAAAACAATTAGAAGATTCTGTTAACTATGTTCGTAGTATTGGTGGTAATACCAAAGCGGTAATGGCAGATGTTACTAAGAATATGGACCAAATGAATCGATACCAATTTGCTGGTGGTGTTCAGGGGTTAACTAAAATGGCGGCTCAAGCGTCTATGTTGAGATTTGATATGGGTCAAACATTTGCGTTAGCAGAAAAAGTACTTGACCCTGAGAACGCAATTGAAGTTGCATCTGCTTTTCAAAGATTAGGTGTGTCCGCGGGTAATTTAGCAGACCCATTCCAATTAATGAATATGTCTATTAATGACCCATCAGGATTACAAGATAGTTTAGCGGATGTTGCAAAACAATATACTTATTTTGACGAAAAGACAAAAACATTCAAGATTAATCCTCAAGGAGTTTTAACATTAAAAGAAATGGAAAAACAAACAGGGGTTAGTGCGAAAGAAATGTCAAAAATGGGACTTGCGGCTGCGGAGTTAGACCAAAGACTTTCGGCGGTTAATATGGCTGGTTTGAATATCAAAGAGGAAGATAAACAATATCTTGCCAATATTGCCAAAATGGGTGAAGGTGGTGATTATGAAGTTAAACTTACAGATGACAAGGGTAATGAGTATACTAAAAAGTTAAGTGAGGTTACTCAAACCGAAATGGATAAATTGATTAAAGAACAAAAAGAAGGTCCTAAAACATTAGAAGAGATTGCTAGGTCACAACTTACTATTGACCAAGCAATGTTGGCAGATATTAAAGCGATGAGAGTTGCTTTTGAACAAGGAGTTACTAGTCCAAAACAAGTAAGACAAGGTCTTGCAGGTGCTCAAAGAGCGAGTAAAACAATTCTTGGGGAAACTTCTGATAAATTTGGAAAAACAAAAGATTATAGGGATTTAAGTGAAGGTATATTAGATACTTTAGGTAAGGTTGCAACAGACTTAAAAGAGGGTAATAAACCTCTTACCGATGTATTATCAAATGGATTAAATGGACTTGGAACTACTTTAGACGCATCTCAAAAAAGATTTACTGAGACACTAAAAGAGGTTGGTGAAAATATTGCAACAAAACTAACAAATAGGACAGTTGGTGAGAGTACACTTAAAAGTGGGTTTCAAAAAATTAATGAGATTTCTGGTGTTAAATCACCAAGTTCCGCATCTCCATTAAACGCGTCGTCAGGAAATAAAATAGAAACATTACAAAATACGCAAAGCAACACAACAACTCAAACAACTAAAGGAACTGTTGATGTTGGAGGAAAAATTGAGGTTGATGTTAAAGTTCCTGCGGGACTTTCATCAGAACAACTAAAACAAATTTTAGATACTACATTTAATGATTCAAGATTTAAGGATTATATTGTTAGGTTAATACCTAGTGAATCAAAAGAACCTGTTTCAAAAACTTATTAATAATCTATTTATAAATAAAAATTATAGATGTCAAATAGTCCATTAGATTACGTAAATTCGGATGGTTTCAGAAAGAAATTAATAACAAGGAATTTAGTACCTTACGCTAAATCTCCAAGTAGACCTTCTGTTCAAGTTCCGTATGAACATATTCAGTCAGATTTATCGGTTATTGATAGTCCTGACCAACTTATTGATGTCCCATCATTAGCTAATCAACTGTATCCTTTAAATCGATATGGTAATGAAGGTGGATATCAACAAGTTCCCGACCCAAATGGATTAACTAATAGTATTTCTAATCAAGGTGAATATGGACCAGGTCAACAAGATGCTCATATTGTTGATGAGGGTTATGACGCGGTAAGGTTATGGAGACCATTAAATGCTTATGCTGATGGGTTAAATGTGTTTGACTCGGCAGAATCATTTTCAAGTTTAGAGACAGTTAGACCTGACCAAGACAGACAAGGTAACGGACAACCATATCCGGGACCAATTGTTGCATCATCGTATTCTCCATTATCAATCTTATTATCAACTAACCCAACCGGTAGTAATGGTAATCTAAGTCAGGATTCGTATATTGCTCGTTTAGGGGCACAAACACTTAGAAATGAATTCCAAGAAAGAATTGCCGCTCGAATAAGATTAGAGACGATAGGACAAGCCAACATATTAAATGTTACAAGTGGTACTGACTTAGTTAATATTTTATCAGGACAAGTTCCAATATTAGAACCAAACTGGCAAATAACCGTACCATCAAATCCAATCACAGCTGCCGCTGATTTTGCACTTAGATTAGGTGGTAGTATTTTACCTATAAGTTTAATTCCGGGTTCTTATTTTGACCCAGCGATTAATCCGGGTCAACCTACAACAATTCAACAAGTTACAAACGCAATTGCAGGAACAACTGTTGGAAACTTTTTTAATCAATTATTAGGTGCGGGTCAAACCGGGTCACAAATTTTTTATAACAATACAGGTGCTGGTCAAAAATCACGTTTGTTTAAAAACATTGATTATAACAAATACAAACCAAATTTTGATAGAAGTGTATTTGATAGAGTTGCCGGTGCGTTAACCGGGACATTATCTGATAACAGTAATTTTTATGTTGGTTCAAGAAATTCTGACCCGTCAAGAATATTTTCTCCGGGAGGTGATTTACCTGTTGACCAATTTGGTAAAGAACAACAATCACCAGTATATGGGCCTCAAGAGTTAGCACAACTTTATGAAGGACCAAGTAAAGATATTAGATTAGGTGCTAATGGACCTACATATTCTAATGGTGGTGGTATTGAAGGTGGTTTTACTTGGGTTTCTCCAAAGTATAAAGATAATGCCGGAAAAAAAGTTGGTTTAGGTGGTGTTGTTACAAATGAGGATGAAGACTTTAAACCTTCATCATATAACACAACTGAATCAACAAACAGGACTTTTAAGGGGGGTTCTATTTTAGATGACACTCAGAGATTAATTAATAGTCAACCTCAAGGAGGTCGAAGATTACAACACGTAGGTAATGCGATTGACCAAGTTAGTAAAGTTTTCCACGATGGATATAAAGAAATAACTAAAGGTTCTCAGGTTTACCGATATGTTGGTGCTGTTGGACAAGAAGTTGGAACGGAGTATTGTCGTATTTTTGCAAAAGATGTTCCATACTTACAATACAATGATTTGCAAAAAGTAGATGGTATTACGACATCCGGTAGAAGATTTTCTGATTCGGTATTTGATAATACCTATAACTTAAACATTGCTCCAAACAAACAAGAAGGTGGACAGGATTCTACTAACCTTATTGGTGGGATGAATAATGGATATGCCAAAAAATATATGTTTTCATTGGAGAATTTGGCATGGAGAACTTCAAGTACTCCGGGATATTCAGTTTCAGATTTGGCAATATGTGAGAGAGGTCCTAATGGAGGTAGAGTTATGTGGTTTGCTCCTTATGGTTTAACGTTTACTGAGCAAACTCAAGCGAACTGGAATTCAAGTGAATTCCTTGGTAGACCGGAACCTATCTACACATATAAGAGTACATCTCGTTCAGGTAGTTTAACGTGGAAGATAGTTGTTGACCATCCATCTGCGTTGAATGTTGTGGTTAATAAAATATTAAGTAATGAAACTAATAAAGTTAGAGTTGATAGTATTTTAGAATCATTCTTTGCCGGATGTAGAAAATATGATTTATATGAATTAGCTAAAAAATATTATACAGTTAATCCAAATGATTTGTATCAACTACAAGAGGCGATATCATCTAAGGAAACAACAAAAGAACAAACTGAGTATATTAAAAAAACTATTCAAACTGGTGTTAATTCACCAACCGGCGCTGATGTTAACGTGGCTCAAGAAGGTGGTGGTGGAAACACTAATGTTGATTTTAAAAAATATGAACAGTTAGGTTTTTATTTTGGAAATGATTATCCTAAAAAAGATAAACCAATTCCTAATTATACTGAAGAATTTACAAGATATACTAGTTCGGGTAATAGACAATATTATAATACTAGACCGAACGCTCAAGAAACTAATGTATTTTTTGATTCGGTTGTTATCCCTAATTATAATTTAGCAAAAGAATTTGTTAATGATTTGGCTAAACAATTAACTCAATACAAAGATAGTGAAGGTAATATAACGGTTACTATCGATGCTAGTTGTTCTGCACCTGCAACTCAATCATATAATATTGAGTTGGCTAAAAGAAGAATTGCTTCGATTATTAAGTTTTTTGAAGAAAGTGATTCCTTAAAACCATTTTTATCAAAACAAAAATTATTACTTAAAGCGACAACTGTATATGGTGAAAATGCTCAGGTTTTACAGTTTGATACTGCAACTAAAGCGTATAAAATTGGTAAAAATGTAAATTGTTCTGATAACGATACTAACGCTGTTGGAGGAGATACTGCACAGGTAGGACCTAATGATATTACAACTACAAATGCAATGGCTTGTAGACGAGGTTATGTTAAAACAATATTACCAACAATTAAACAACCTACAACAACTCCACCAGCACAATACACGACAATTGTTGAAGAAAATAAAGTATTAAAAACAGTTACGGAAGAAGTTGTTTCACAAGAATGGAAACCAAGAGATAACATTACTAAACGTGTGTTGAGAGCGTTATTATCGGAGTGTGATTATTTCGAAACAATCAAAGCTGAAACACCTATGGTTTATGATAACCTTAGAGATAAGTTGAAATTCTTTCAACCGGCATTCCATTCAACAACACCTGAAGGATTAAACTCTCGTCTTACATTTTTACAACAATGTATGAGACCGGGAGATACTATTCCAACAATTAAGGATATTGCAGGTAAACAACAATTACAATACAATAATGCAACGAATACGTCATTTGGAGCACCTCCGGTATTAGTATTACGTATTGGGGATTTTTATAATACAAAAATTATACCTGAATCATTAAGTCTTGCGTATGAATCGTTAGATATTAATCCAGAAGGAATTGGTATTCAACCAATGATTGCGAATGTAACTTTAGGGTTTAAATTTGTTGGTGGTAGTGGATTAAAAGAATCTATTGATAAATTACAAAATGCGTTAACGTTTAATTATTATGCTAATACTGAAATTTGGGATGATAGGGCGGATGCTACCGCACAGGAAGATTTCTTAAAAGTTTTAGATAAAGAATTTTTAGCGATGGCATCTCCTCCACAGGCACCGGCAATTAATCAAGCGGCGGTTGAGAATGGTCAAAACAATAATAGTACAATTGGTGTTACATTAACAAATGTTATATCAGGAAATACTGAAACAGGAACTCTTAGTTATTCTGACTTTATGGTTAAGTTTGTCAATGAAACTCAAACATATTTCCAAACAGTTGTTAACAAAACAAAAGAAAGTGTTAATCAATATAATAATGCGGTTAGACAACAATGGATGTTGGAACGTTCTTATACACAAGGTAATTTTGGGGTTGACCCAAAGGCATCTGTTTTATTTGGAAAACCGAGTAATGTTGAAAAAAGATTTGATGCAATTTTTGGTGAATTAGAATCGAATATTCAAAGTGGGGATGAAGGGTTTATTACTTTTATGTCGTCGACTGTTTGTAATTTTTCACCTAAAGTGATTCGTCAGTTAAAAGAAAATTATAAAAATTTTGTAAAAAACAAACGAGCGTCATTTCAAAACGCTATAACTAAAATAACTCAAGATATTACAACTACAGAACAGACATATATTCAAACAATCGGTAGGGCTAATATTATAAATTTTAATGCAACAAGTTACCCTAGTGGTACTGATGGATATCAGGCAAAATCAGGGCCTGTTAAAGTGTATGTGACTAGTGGAACGTCGGAAGTTCATACGTCATCAACAGGGGCTTCTAATACATTAGTTGAACTTGATAATGACATTAGAAAAATATACGATAGTATCCAAGAGTTTAATCTTCTGATATGGAGTGAAACTGAGTTTATTAATCCATCAGACAAATTAGCTTATAAAGGTACTTTAGTTTTTGAAACGGATACTAAAGGTAAATCTTTGGACAGTAGTATTACTGTTGAAAATGTGTTTAAACCATTTAGTAAAAATGCTAAATTTGAAAATAATATTTTTAGAAGAGTTTATATGATAGTTTCTGATGATGTTGTTGATGTTAAAAAATATGAAACATTTAAAACTGCGATGATTGGTAATATTATTAACAATAGTGGTTTATTAAGTGGTGGGTTTGATGATGTTGAGGCTAAGTTTGATAACTATTGGGTTACTCAAACAAGACCGTTGTTTGTTGATGAGAATAATACAACAAAGGCGTTTATTGATGATGTTGAAAAAAATAAGTTGAAAAATTATTTAAAATTTACACCATTCGATAAAAAAACACGAGTATTTACCTACACAACAGATACTGATGGAAGTGACAATAAGATAAAATCACAAAAAACTATGATATCTTCATTGGCGGATACTACAAATAGAAACACAGATAATAATAAATGGAATTCCGATGACGGAGTTTCAACAGGAGCATACATATCAAAAGTAAAACTTAATTAATGGCATTTCAATATTGGAATAGGTATAGTGAATTTCTAATTAACGGTGAACAAACCGTTGTACCTTACGTGCAGTTACCTCAAAAACCTACGGATAAAGCATTTATTTATAAAGTGGGTAGAAGTCGATTGGATAAAGTATCTCAGGATTATTATGACTCACCATATTTTGGGTGGTTGATACTTCAAGCAAATCCTCAATTTGGTGGTTTAGAAAATACCATATATGATGGTGCGGTATTGATTATACCATTTCCGTTACTACCTTCATTACAGGACTATAAGGGAGCATTAGAAAATCATTTTTATTATTATGGCAGGTAACTTAAGAGCAGACAACAACGGAGATATATTAGTAGAGTTTGATTACAATAATATTATTGTTGTTGACCCTAACAAAACAATTGATTCTGCGGGTAAAATACAGGAAAGATTAATAGACCATGAGAGCTTAGTGATGTATGCAAATTTGGAAGCGGAAGTTCTTCCAAGAACTAAACTTGCGGTAGGGGCAAGTCCTGAAGATAGAATTAGAACTATATCTGTTGCTAAAATGAATTTCTTAAAACCAACTAAAGATTCGTTTTTAGGCGTAGGTTATTACGATGAGTTAACGGGAGAGAATACAACAAAATTCAAAGGTGATAATCAAATGATGGAAAAGGCGGTAGTCCCAAAAGATGGTGATACACCTTATATTATTAGTTCTCCTGCAAATTTAAAAGATGTTTTTGACAATGGATTATTAGGTATTACACAAATTAATGTTACGACTAATTCATCATTTGTTCCTTCGGTAACAATGGAATTGGAAGACGTTCAAGGTAAAGCGTTATTTCAATTAGGGAATAACTCTCCATACTCTGCGTTTTTTAATTTACCATATCCACCATTTTATTTAACGTTAAAAGGATTTTATGGACAAGCGATTAGATATCAATTAAATTTAGAAACTTTTAATGCCAGATTTAATTCGTTTAGTGGGAATTATCAAGTTAGTTTAAAGTTTAAGGGATATAAGTTTAATGTACTTAATGAAATCTCAATGGGACATTTATTAGCGGTTCCACATATGTATGGACAAACTTTTAATGTTTCAACAACTCCGGGAGGTACTCAAGAATCAAACAAAGCTGCTGAATCCCAATCAAGCGTACAAGGTGTTGTTACTAAAAACAACTCACAAAGTGGTGATGCTGTTACAACTCAAATAGTTTCAGAAAGAGGTTATCAAAAAATTGCTGAGGTTTATAGTGAATATAAATCTAAAGGATTAATTGCACCTGATTTACCTGAATTAACGGTATTTCAATTAATGACTAAGTTAAGTACGTTTGAGAATAATATAATGAATTCATTTCCTAAGGCTAAAGTTGAACCTTTGACTAATATTCGAAATTATAAAGAAATTCTGAAACAATATTTTTCTTCCGTTAGAGGTGCTAATGTTTCTTGGTTTAATACTTATCTTGACCCAAAACCAATTATTTTAAATAATACAAATGAAAGGGTTTATGTTTTCAAAAAATTAGAACAAAAAGCAAAAAATGACGCGATTGAATTATTAAAAACTTATGTAACTAAATTTAACAAAGCGTTAGCTGAAAATGCCACTTTAGGTGATAACGGGGAATCTCCAATACCGAACCCAATTAAATATGTTAACCTTACAATTGAGTTGGCGGATGGTGCAATTAATTGGAAGGAAACAGTTAGAGCACAAACAGGTAAAGCACTACCGACCGAAGAGGATATCAAAGCTCTAAAAGAACAAATATACCAAACAAAAATTCCAATTCTTGAATTAAAAGATGTTAATGGGAGAAAAACACCTGAAGTCGTGCCCCCTACTTATTTTATATTTGAAGGTAATAATAGATTTGATAGTCAAATTTCATTACTTGAAACTAATGCCAATAAAAAATTGTCAGAATATGAGGCGTTAATCTCAGCTGAATTATTAAGAAAAATTGAAGACACCTCAACAGGATTAGGTTTTACCCCTACCGTAAGAAATATGATTGCTGTTGTTATGGCGTCAGCAGAGGCGTTTATTCGTTTATTAGATGATGTACATACAAATGCTTGGAATGTTAAATATGACCCTGTTAGAAAACGGGCAATTATGGACAATACATCTTCTGCACAAAGTTCTGAGACAAGACAAAATTTTGAGATATCTACGAGTGCTCAAGAATCAAATCAAGGATTAGCAAACGCTAAAGAGCCTGTTTACCCATGGCCGTTATTTTTTGTTGAAACACCTGAAGATAAAAAAGGTAGATTCCAATTAAAATATATTGCGGACCCAACGGTTGTTGATTTAACACAAGGGTACTTGTTTGATAAATGGCCTGAAGTTGAATTTGTTGAGGAGTATATGAAAGGTATAACACAAAAATTCAGTGTGCCAATTGCCCCACCACCATTAGATAATGAAAGAGATACTAATAGAATCAACATTAATGCAATTGAATTTCCGTCTGCCGGATTACCTTATGTTAATAAAGAAGAGGTAAAATTCTTTTATGAAATTTGGGAGAGACAATTTTTAACTTCTCATTATTCAGGGTTAATTAGAGCAAACTCTAATCAGATTGATGAATTAATTAAGTTAAATGTTGAGGCTGAAGTTAATAATATTGTGAAAGGTCTTGGAATAAGTTCTCCTTATTTAACATTAAAACTTAAAAATTATAATTTAAAAGCAAATTCATATCCTGAGTTCTTGAGTACTATTTCAAATAATGGTACCGGAAGAGCGTATCAGGATTATATTCGTGATTTCTTTGTTACACCATATATTAAAAATTTGGTAGACAACTCGTATAGTATTTTATCAACATCGGATATTGGGAAAATACCTCAAGTAAGTACTAAATCGTTAGCTCTTGAAACATTATTAAAAAATGCGTCAAATGAACCATTGGTTGTGGATACATTACCATATACTGACCCTACATGGTGTTTAACTAATTTAAGTTCAAGTAATAAATCTGTGGGTAACGAAGTTTATAACACAAAGAAAACTTTAAAAATATTTGAACCAAGAAAAATTATTTCAAATTTTAATGATGTTTATGATTTTACAACTAATAGACCGGTTACAAATTTTTCATTTTATCAAAATGAAAATCCGTCATTAGTTGCGGTACAATTTAATTTATTAAATCCTTATGGGTTTGTTGATTATTATAAAAGTCGAGAACCTAAAAATTTTATTGCAACTGAGGGGTATTGTGATTTTACGACACCAACAAATCAGTTACCATTCAAAACTACAACTTCTATGTTGAATACACCGTATTTTGTTAATTCAATAATAAATGGTGTACAAAATAATAGAAGCAGTGACCCATATCCATATGTTCAATCGGCTTACCTTTTCTTAAATTCATTACCATTGGCCACTTTAAGAGAAAGATATAAAACTAATACGGGTACTTTTGTTGATGAATTAGATTACATATCATCTTGTTTGAAAAAATTTGGAGCAATTCACAAATTACCTTATGCTTGGATATTAAAGTATGGTTCAATTTGGCATCGTTATAAAAAATACAAAGAATCTAATGTTGATATTTTAACAACGGCTTGGACTAACTTTGACTACACAACAAATTATAGTCCTATTTTAAAGTCAAATACTCAAAACTATCAGTTTAATTATAATAGTACCCCTATTTCAATAACATTACAAGAAGAGACACCGATTACTGCGAACATGAATATTGGATTTTATCCTAAAGTAATTAATGACTTCAACGTTTTCTATAATGGATTTGAATTGTATGATGATTACACTAATGCTGAAATTCAAAAAAGTGTGGATGGTGGAATGAAATTGTTCAACTATAAAGACTCTAATATAGATGCAAACCAAAACGGTAAATCATTAAGTGTTAAAACATATTCGGTTTTACTTAGTAGTAGTAATTATTATCCTGAAGTTAATTGTAATCCTGTTAATAATACTAAGGGTACCGACTATTTTGTAGTTCCGTCATTTGGTAACACTTTAAATCAATCTGAGGTTGCTTGTATTGGTGATTTAACAACAGGTAACAATACTAAAGTTGATTTAACATCAAACCCTAGTGTTTATAATGGTTCGGTTAGAACTTTATGGTCAGCGCCTAACTATGGATATTTCGATGCTAATCAAATTGCATACCCTCAACCGGATTCTTATATTAATTTAATTAATAGTGGTGAAACACAATCTCCATTATACTTTTTGAATGGAGATAATTACACTAAAATTGAAGAGATATTTTCAGTTTTTGATAAAAAAATATTAGATTCATTTGAACAGGAGTTTTTAAATTTTAGTAAACCAATTACTAATAGTTCAACAGGTGCGGAAGTTTCTCAGTTTGAAACATCGGTAGTTCAAGTTAATGCAACATTTAGAAATTTCCAATCATTATTTAGAAATTTAATGACGGTACCTGCTCAAGGAAATGGTGTTTTGGACCCTGAATATTTTTCTAAAATCATTGATGTTCAATATAATATTTTCCAAGCGGGTATTAAAGATTTTATGAATTATGATATCTTATTTAGATATGGTAATCCGTCAAATTATAAAAGAAGAATTTTTGATTCATATCTTTCACATAATAACGCGCAAAAAGTTGTTGACCCAATTCAATTCCAACCATATGTAAAAAACACATTACCGACTAAAACAAGTACATTAAGTCTTAGCCAGTCTCAATCGTTAAATCCAAATGCTTGGATTGCTCTTGAAACCGAAGTTGGGTTCTCAACGATAAATAATGTTAGATATAGTAGTACAGGTTCATATATTACAGATTTCTTTATTGATAATAATATTTTATTCTCAGTTGAGAATGTTGTATTATTGGCACCAATTATTAAAATGTACGCAACTCAGAAGTTGAAAAATCCGACTACAACAGTTGCTCAGTTCCAAGCTCAAATTAACCAATACCTAACTAGTGAGAGTGTGTTACAAGATAATTTTTTAAATCTTGTTTTAGATGGTGTTAGAAGAGATTTACCGGACCAACAACAATTACCTGAAAAAACCATTCAAAGTGTTATTGATGGACAACAAAGTAAAGTTGAGAATTACGAGGTATTCAAAGCATTAAATGATAAATGGATTGCGGGTGGAGATTACAAAACTAAAACATTATTTGAAGATATCTTATTTTTGGATAGAGCGTCAAGAAATATTGGTGATACTATCTTATTGGATGTTTTTGAGATGAGGAGTATGTTTAGTGAGAAATCTTTAAACGAAACCATGAGTGTTTATACGTTTATTAGTGGATTATTGATTAAGAATAATTTTACTGTAATGAACCTACCTGCTTACATTAATTTTTATAATGTTCAGGATGTTGATGGTACAACAATACCAAATAGAGCTGAAGGGTCATTAGAGTTTGCCAATAGTTTATGGGGAACATTTTTAGATGTTGATTATCGAAAATCAAGTTCTAAAATGGTTTGTTTTTATGTTGGGAAACCATCTCAATATTTAGATTTACCAAAAGGTAATTTTAGATTTAGAGATGATGGATTTAATATGAGTCGTGCCTCTGAAAATCCTTTGATTGAAAATCAAGTTGGTAAAAAAGATTGGGGGGTTTCAAATAAATGTGTTGGGTTTACCGTTGATATTGGAGTAAGAAATCAAAATGTATTTTACTCGTTCTCTGTTTCTCAAGATAATGGTACTGCAACTTCTGAATCAATTGCAACACAGATAAATATGGTTGACCAAGCTTCAGGTAAAAATGTTGCAACACAAAATGCGGGTTTGTATAATCTTTATAAACAAAGAAGTTATAAATGTTCTGTTGTTTGTTTAGGAAATGCTTTATTACAACCAACGATGTATTTTAATTTAAGACACGTTCCAATGTTTAATGGTCCATATATGATACAGCAAGTTTCGCATTCAATACAGCCTGGACAATTCCAAACTCAATTTGAGGGTATTAGACAAGGAGTGTATGATTTACCTGCAATTGATAGTTTTATTCAAAGTATTAATCAAAATTTATTAACAAAAGTTGAGGAACTTCTTAAAATTAAAAAAGATACTATTAACGTATTAAGTGCGTCAACCGAATCTAATAAAACCAATAATACTGTTCAATCTGCGAATAATACAAAAGGTGCACCAAATGAATGCGAAAGTCAGGTACTTCCAATTTATTTGTCTAAAAAATATCAGGCAACTAATGCGGTTCTTACCAAAATGACTGAAAAAGAATTTGCTGATGTTCTTAAACGAGTTATGCCAAATAACCCTGAGTTAGCAACAATTATTTATTGTATTGCGTATCTTAGAACTTTCCAAAAAGATAGTAATAGTAAATTAGGTGTGTTTAATGGTTGGAATTATAACTTTGCGACCGCTCCATTAAATGTTGATTACGGTCAAATTGACGGCACATTCCTTAGTACATATTCTTGTGTAAATCTTAATCCAAATGCGTCAACTAAAGGAACAACACCTGTTGCCAATTTTGCATCAGTTGATACGTTTGTATCGTTTATGACCGCTAGATTACAGGAAAGAGTTCCACAAGTATTGACCTTAGGTCTTGTTAAATATTATGCTTGTTATTGGCCGGTTAAAAATGTTAGTGAAGCAACTTATGATTCACATACTAAAGAATATACTGAAACTAAAGAAACATTTGATAAAGCGTTAACCTCGGCACTTAGTGTAGGTGTTGCAACTAAAGCGATTGTTGAGGATTTAAAAAATATTATTAATAAAGTTGAAAGTCAAGGTACTACAAATGGTGTTCCAAATACTGCGGCGGTTACCTCACAATTAGCATGTCCACCAACATCAATTACTTCATTCTCTCCTTTATCAGGTAATACTGGAACTATAGTTCAAGTTAATGGAGTTAGTTTTAATGGTACAACCTCAATAACTGTTAATGGGGTTAGTGTTCCTGCAACAGGATTCACGGTATTTAATAATACAACATTGAGATTTAACACACCAATAATTGGAACGGGTACTGTGGTAAATAAAGGTAAGATTGTTATTGTAACGCCTAATGGTACCGTAACAAGTACTAATGATTATACATTTGACCCATCAATCACTGCGTCATCAGCTGCATCTCCGGGTGGGTATGAAAACCCACAAAATCAAACTGTAAATGCAACTCAATCAGAGACGCCAAATACTAACCCTCAAAACACAGGACCTTTAACTATGATTGGTACTGCAGTTCAATTAAATGCTAGTAAGACTCAGTCATTAAATGTTAAAATAAATTCACAATTGGCAGGATATATCATGTCTCCTAATCCGGATATGAAATATGTTGTGTATGAATTGGAAGAAGTTAATGGTAAGGTAACTCGAAAATATATTTCACAAAGTGTACAAGGTGTTGGTGGACAAGTATCAAATAACGAATTTAATATTACCTTGACAGATGTTGAAAGTTATTTTATAAATAATATACCGAAAATTGAAGGTAAAACACAAATAGATATTGTGTTTATTCTTAAAGCGTATAAAGGACAAGAACAACCTGTGGTGCAACAATTCCCGTTCAAAGTTTGGTATACATTACCAAATCAACCTCAAGTTCCTGTTGACAATGTTCCAACTAGTCAAACATTACCAACATTCCCACCTCAACAAATTGCGTTCATTAAAATAGGTGAGTCTACTGAGTTACAAGGAAATGGTTGGAGTTATTATAATATTAAAAAACCGGATGGAGGATATATTACATATCAATTAACAACTCAAGAACCATTTGACGAACCAAAAGCTATTAATAATAGAGTTTTATATGCTGAGACATATGAAATTGCAAGTTATGGTGGTAGTGGAGGTGCCTCAACTAAATACACTAATTTAATTAATATTAATAAATTGGGGAATTTTAGATTACAAGTACAATATAAACCGTATGGTAATACATCTCCGATTGGTGGTGAAGTTTTAGTTCAAACCATAGTAAGTGATGTTTTCACTTTATAACATAACGATATATTTATAATAAAAACAATTTTATGAACATAAAATCAGCATTAGACAACTATCTTGGGAAATCGACTAGAGTTTCTCAAACAGATAACGGTGACGGAACACAACAAGTTTGTGATTTAGACACAGGAGATTGTTACACAATCAGAGAAAGAGATGGTCTTATTGAAAGATCCGGACACCAAACAACTATTAATAGAAAAGTTAGAGTTGAGACTGCAGGAGGAATTAAACAATTATTAAACGGATAATCAAAATGGGTTTAGACAAGAAATTAATACAAGAAATAGCAAGATATCATAATATTAATAAGTATATTATGGAACAAGAGGCGGAAGTTCCTGAAGACCCAACAGCTGGGTTAGAGGCGTTAACTCCACCACCACCGGCACCGGGAGGAGAAGTTCCACCAGCACCTGCACCATCTGAAGCAGTACCACCACCAGCACCGGGAGAAGGGGCACCACAACCAATTGATGTTGCCAATGACCCTGACGTTGAAAAAATTGACGATGAGGGACAATCAGAAGAAACAAGTGCGGAAGGTGAAGAATCTGAAGAACTTGAAATAACTGATTTAGTTAATTCTCAAAAAAATATTGAAACAAAACAAGAAGAATATTTTGAAAACTTGTTTAACCAATTGTCTAACTTAGAGGCTAAATTAGGAGAAATGGATAATGTTATGAATAAATTAAACTCACTTGAAAATAAAATTGAGAAGTATCGTGAAAAAACTCCTCAAGAAAAATTAGAGTTGAGAAGTTACGATTCATATCCATTCAACCAAAAACTTTCACAATTCTTCGATGACAAACAAGAAGAGATGGAGAAAACAGGAAAAAATGATTATGTTTTAACTTCAGACGAAGTTGAAGATATTAATGTGAATGATATTAAAAATTCATTCCAACCTGGTTCTCAAGAAGATGACTACAAAACATCATTCAAACGATAACAAAAAATTCAAAGGTGTCTTAACAGACACCTTTTTTTATTTGACTTCACTAGTTTTATTACCTATATTTGTTGAACAATTTAATTAATCTTAATTTATAACACATGAGTTCATTAGACGCCGTATTGGCACAGTACGAAAATTCAAAACAATCAGGGGGCGGGGCCCAAGGAAAAATGTCGCAAGACGAAAGAATGAAAAAATATTTTGCACTTATCTTAGGTGATAAGGAGCAATCTGGACAAAGAAGAGTTAGAATCTTACCTACGAGTGATGGTTCTTCACCATTTAAAGAGGCTTGGTATCATGAGATTCAAGTTGGTGGACAATGGCAAAAATTCTACGACCCGGGGAAAAACGATAACGAACGTTCACCTTTAAACGAGGTTTACGAAGAGTTAATCTCAACCGGAAAAGAATCAGACAAACAATTAGCTGCTCAGTATCGTTCTCGTAAATTCTATATCGTAAAAGTTATCGATAGAGATAGAGAAGAAGACGGACCAAAATTTTGGAGATTCAAACACAACTACAAAAATGATGGTATCTTAGATAAAATCATTCCAATTTGGAGAAATAAAGGAGATATTACCGACGCTCAAATCGGTAGAGATTTAATCATTGAATTGACTAAAGCGAAAACTCCAAAAGGAAAAGAATATACAACCGTATCTACAATTATGTATGAAGACCAAGGTCCTGTACATACTGACCCGGCTCAATCTAATGAGTGGATTACTGACGAATTGACTTGGTTAGACGTTTACTCTAAAAAACCGGTAGAATACCTTGAAGCGATTGCTCGTGGAGAAACTCCAAGATGGGATTCTGAAAAAGGTGGATACCTTTACGAAAGTGATTCAGTAAATACAGAATCATTTGGTGGTGGAAAATCTCAAAGTTCAACACCGGTTGACCCTCAAGCGAACGATGAGGTAGACGAAGATTTACCTTTCTAATAAAGAATAATTAAACTTGGACATCTTGTCTAACTAAGTGTCCAAGTTTTAATAATATTATCATATGACGTTTAAAGAAGAAATTGACTTACAATTAAGAGACAATAAAATGTTATCTTATGAAATTCTAAGTCAACTAAAAGATAAAACATACTTCTCAGGTAGAAGTAAACAAATTGGTGATAGTGTTTTATTTGGAATGTTGGATGAAGGTACTAATGAAGATGGTGTGATAAGTAGTAGGTTAATTACTTTTCATGAAGAAGAAATTAATGTACTATATGAGGAGGATTCTTCAAAATACAATAGGAATAAATCAAACAAATTACCACACATTAAAAAAATAGAAAATGGCGATTAAGAAAAACGATTTCAAATCAATTAAAGATAAATTCTCGGTATCGGCAAAATACAAACCACAAAGATTTTTTGACTTAGGTCCGGATTTCTTGGATGCGGTTGGATTACCGGGACCAGCTATTGGACATATTAATATGTTCTTGGGTCACTCTGATACAGGTAAAACAACGGCTCTTGTAAAAACTGCGGTAGATGCTCAAAAGAAAGGTATTCTTCCTGTGTTTATTATTACAGAACAGAAATGGTCATTTGAACACGCTAAATTAATGGGATTTGATTGTGAGGAAGTGGTTGATGAGGAAACAGGTGAATTGGATTGGGATGGATTTTACATATTCAATAATAACTTTGACTACATTGAACAAATTACTGACTATATCAATAACTTACTTGACGAACAAGAAAAAGGAAACTTAGATTATAGTTTATGTTTTATGTGGGATTCAGTAGGTTCTGTACCTTGTAAAATGACTTATGAAGGTAAAGGTGGTAAACAACACAATGCATCTACATTAGCTGATAAGATTGGTATGGGTATCAATCAAAGAATCTCGGGTTCTCGTAAATCTGATTCAAAATATGAAAACACTTTAATCATTGTTAATCAACCTTGGGTTGAATTACCGGATAATCCTTTTGGACAACCAAAGATTAAAGCTAAAGGTGGTGAGGCGATTTGGTTAAACTCATCATTAGTTTATTTATTTGGAAATCAAAAAGGGGCGGGAACTACAAAGATTACTGCAACTAAAGACAAAAGAACTATCAAGTTTGCTTCAAGAACAAAAGTGTCGGTTATGAAAAATCACATCAATGGATTAGGTTATGATGATGGAAAAATTATTGTTACACCACACGGATTCATTGCGGGAAAAGATACTGCGGAAGAAAAAATTAATATTGAAAAATATAAAAAAGAATACGCAGAATATTGGAAAGACATCATCGGAACTGATGGTGATTTTGACCTAAAAGAAGAAAAAGAAGCTTAGTTTATTCACCATTAAATCACCATTGTGATTAAGACATTATTAATTGACGGGTCCAACTTAATGAAAATTGGATTCCACGGAGTAAAAGACCTATACAATGACGGAAGTCACTTAGGGGCTATTTACCACTTTATAAATACAATTCGGAAATTCCTTGAGGAACATAACTACGATAAGGTAGTTGTGTTTTGGGATGCCGAACATAGTTCATCCACTCGGAAAGAACTTTATCCACAGTATAAGGGAAATAGAAAACAAGATATGAATGAGTTTAAGTACGAATCATATCTACAACAAAACGCTCGTATTAAAGAATATCTTGAGGAAGTCTTTGTTAGACAAGTTGAGATGGTTTACAACGAGGCGGATGACTTGATTGCTTATTATTGTCAAAAGGCAACTAACGAAGATATTACCATTTTTTCGTCAGATAAGGACCTTACACAGCTTATTTCGGATAAGGTAACCATTTACTCGCCAAACGCAAAACAATACTTTAAACAGGGTGATATGATTACCATAAATAAAGTTCAGATACCACATTATAATGTATTACTTTGTAAGATTCTTACCGGAGATAGTTCAGATAATATTAGTGGAATTGAAGGTTTAGGTGAAAAAACTTTGGTTAAATTATTCCCGGATATGCTGGTTAAACCATGCACTATTAACGAAATAAGAGTTAATGCGGGGATTCTCATGCAAGAAAAGAAATCAAAAGTATTGGAAAATATTTTGACTGGTAAAACAAAAAATGGTATAATTGGTGAAGAGTTTTATACTACAAACGAAAAAATAGTTAATTTATCTAACCCTTTAATAACAGACGATGGAAAAGAATTAGTTGACCAAATTATCACAGACACTATTGACCCGACAGATAGGGGATATAAAAATTTAATGAGACTTATGATGGAAGATGGTCTCTTCAAATATCTTCCAAAAAACGATGAAGCTTGGGTAAACTTCCTAAGACCATTCATGAAATTAACAAGAAAAGAAAAACGAAACACAAACAAAAATTAAATTTATGAGAGAGCAAGAAAGTACTAAGATGGAATTTTTATTGACATTAAACGATAACATCGTAGTCCAAAGATTCTTTAACGTAAGAGGGTTTAACCCAAAAGCAAAAAGTTCGGTTGAACTATATGAATTCGTTGCTGAGTTCAAAGAAGAACTTCAAGAATACTTGAAAATGAAAACTTTAGTCTACATGATGGACAATAAAGATTCTATTATTCATGACCCAAGTATTATGGACACATCGTTCACTGATGGACCTGAAATGTTTAACATTATCATCAAATTAGGAGAACAGACAATTTGTCATAGAATTTTTGACGGAAAATTTTATCCACCAAAAGTTCGTTATACTGTCGATGTAAGACCTTTCTTGAAGGAAACACTTCGAGGATTGACTGACATTTTTTCAGATAAAAAATTAAGTTACAATTATTTGGAACTTGACTTAAGTAAGTAAGTATTTAATAATACAAGGGTAACTTTTAAAACAATTTATGAACAAAAATTTCGATTATTTAGGGAACACATTTCAATTACAATTACTGAATCAGATTATATTAGATAAGGACTTTTCATCTTCAATTATGGATGTTATTGAGCCAATCTATTTCGACAACAAGTACTTTAAAATCATTTTACAAATGACAAAGGAGTATCACAAGAAATATGAATCTACTCCTAATTTCGATACTCTTGAGCAGATAGTTAAGTCTGAAATCTCCCAAGAGATGGTTGCCAAGATTGTTTTGGACACATTAACACAAGTAAAGGAGGCACCTTTTGAAGGGACCACTTTCGTTCAGGAGAAAGCTTTGAAGTTTTGTAAACAACAAGAACTTCAAAAGGCGATGGACAAAGCTCAAAAGATTATTACTCAAGGTGATTTCGAGTCTTATGATAAGGTTGAAGGACTTGTGAGAGATGCATTACAGGTTGGGGAAATAGATAAAGGTCAAACAGATATCTTCGCTAACTTAGATACCGTACTTGATGAGGATTATCGTCATCCAATTCCAATGGGGATTAAAGGTATTGATAAACTACTTAAAGGTGGTTTAGCTAAAGGTGAGATTGGGGTTATATTAGCACCAACGGGTGTTGGTAAGACAACCATCTTATCTAAAATTTCAAACACAGCGTTTAACCTTGGTTATAACGTACTTCAAATATTTTTTGAAGACAATCCAAAAATCATACAAAGAAAACATTTCACAATGTGGACTGGTATTGAACCGGATAATTTGGTTCAAAATAAAGAAGAGGTAATGAGTAAAATTACTGAGATTAAAGAGACAATGCAAAATCGATTGGTTTTGAAAAAGTTAGCATCGGACACGATGACTATGAGTCAAATTAAGAATCAGGTTAGAAAGATGATTGCTGACGGAATTAAAATTGATATGGTTTTATTGGATTATATTGATTGTGTATTACCGGAATCAAGTAGTAAAGATGAGTGGAAAGCTGAAGGGTCTGTAATGAGAGGTTTTGAGGCAATGTGTCACGAACTTGATTTAGTTGGGTGGACTGCAACACAAGGTAACAGAGCGTCAATTTCATCTGAAGTTGTAACTACAGACCAAATGGGTGGGTCAATTAAAAAGGCACAGGTTGGTCACGTAATTATTTCTGTGGCTAAAACATTACAACAAAAAGAAATGGGTCTTGCAACTATTGCGATTACTAAAAGTCGTTTAGGTCAAGATGGGGTTGTTTTTGAGAATTGTAAATTCAATAATGAATTACTTGAGATTGATACTGAAAGTTCAGTAACATTCTTAGGATTCGAAGAACAACAAGAAGATAGAAAAAGAGATAGGGTTAAAGAACTATTGGAAAAAAGAAAACAAAGAGAACAGAGTCAACAACAAATTTAATTTAAAACATGAAAGAAAAAATATTAGAACCAAATAATGACAGATTTGTCATATTCCCTATTGAACATAATGATATATGGGAATTTTATAAACAACACCAAGCAGCGTTTTGGACTGCGGAAGAAGTGGATTTATCTAACGATATTAGAGATTGGGAAAACCTATCTGATAATGAGAGATACTTTCTTAAAAATATATTGGCGTTTTTTGCCGCATCTGATGGTATTGTAAATGAGAACTTAGCCGAGAATTTCTTAAAAGAGGTTCAGTACGCTGAAGCAAAGTTCTTTTACGGATTCCAAATTATGATGGAGAATATTCACTCGTTAATGTATTCATTATTAATTGACACTTATGTGTCTGATGAGACAGAAAAAGATGAATGTTTCCATGCAATTGACAGATTACCTGCAGTTCAAAAGAAAGCTAAATGGGCTCTTGATTGGATTGAAAATGCTTCATTCCAAGAAAGATTAGTTGCTTTCGCAGCTGTTGAAGGTATCTTCTTTTCAGGTTCATTCTGTTCAATCTTTTGGTTAAAATCAAGAGGAATCATGCAAGGTTTATGTAATGCCAATTCACTTATCTTTAAAGATGAGAATTTACATTGTGATTTTGCTATTCATTTGATTAATAATCATGTTGAGAATAAACCAAGTGAAAAAAGAATTAAAGAAATTTTATTATCTGCTTTAGAGATTGAAAAAGAATTTATTACAGAATCTTTACCTGTATCTTTAATTGGTATGAATTCTAATTTGATGAAACAATATTTAGAATTTGTAACGGATGGTCTATTAGTTAAATTTGGATGTAAAAAACAATTCAACGTTGAACAACCATTCAAATTTATGGAACAAATTGCTGTTGAGACTAAAGGAAACTTTTTTGAATCAAGAACAATGGAATACCAAAAGGCTAAATTAGGTGAATCACTAACATTCACTGACGATTTCTAATTAAAAAAACATGATGTCATTAAAAATTAAAAAAAGAGGGGGAGATGAGGTTTCATTTAACCCCCAAAAAATTTACAATAGAGTTAAACGAGCGTCTAAAGGGTTAAATGTTAACTCAGACGAGATTTTTATTAAAGTAATTACTTCAGTACCAACTGAAGGATTTATTACAACAAAAGAATTGGACAAATTAGTTTATGAAATTGCTGCGTCCTATACCGGAAGTCATCATGACTACTCAAGGTTAGCGTCTTCGGTGGCTATTTCATCTTATCATAAAGAAACTGATACAAGTTTTTGTAACACAATGCACACCTTACACGTTGATGGAGTCATTAATGATAAGTTAATGGAAACTATTGAATTATATGGTCCTGAAAATATTGATTCTGTAATTAATCACGAGAATGATTACAATTTTGATTATTTTGCTTGGCGTTCATTACAAGAAATGTATTTGTTAAAAACACCTGAAGGTAAGGTAATTGAAAGACCACAACATATGTATATGAGAGTTGCTCTATGGGTAACTAAATCATTTGAAGAGGCGGTTGAATATTACAATTCTTTATCAAATCAACTTATTTCACCTGCAACACCAATTATGATTAATGCGGGTACTAAAACACCTCAACTAGCATCTTGTGTATTGAAATACAATCACGGTGATTCAAGAGAAGGGTTATTACAAACATTAAATGATATCTCAACCTATTCATCAGATGCTGCTGGTATTGGTTTATGTATGTCTAACATTCGTAGTAAAGAAAGTAGAATTAATTCATCAGGTGGATTTGCGGGAGGTTTATTAAAATACCTTAAAATTGTAAATGAATCATTACGTTTCTTTAACCAACAAGGGAGAAGACCTGGTAGTGCCGCTATCTACATTGAACCTTGGCATAAAGACATTATTGATTTACTTGATATCAAAAAGAACACAGGTGCTGAAGAGATGAGAGCAAGAGATTTGTTTACATCAATATGGTTACCGGATAACTTTATGAATGCGGTTAAGAATAATGGTGATTGGTATTTGTTTTGTCCTAATGAGATTAAAAAGGCTGGTATCAAACCATTACAGGAAACTTATGGTGATGAGTATGAGGAAAACTACAACAAAGCGGTTGAACTTGGTCTTGGTAAAAAAGTGAAAGCTCAAACAATTTGGAATAAGATTATTGAATCTCAGGTTGAAACCGGAGTTCCTTACTTATGTTCTAAGGATAGTGCTAACAGAAAAACAAATCATCAAAACATTGGGGTGATTAAACAATCTAACTTATGTAATGAGATTTACCAATATACTGATGAGGAAACAACAGCAATCTGTACGTTATCTTCTATGGTGTTGAAAAACTTTATAATTAAAGGTGAGTTTGATTTTAACTTACTTTACAATGAAGTTAGAAAAGTTGTGAGAGCACTTAATAAAGTTGTCGACATTAATAGTTATTCAACTGAACAAGGTAGAAAAGGTGGTTTAGAACAAAGAGCAATTGCAATTGGAACTCAAGGGTTAGCAGACGTATTCTATTTAATGGATTTCATTTTTACATCTGAAGAGGCGAAGAAACTTAACAAAGACATTTTTGAAACAATCTATTTTGCTGCAATCACTGAGAGTTCTTATTTATGTCAACAAGGTTTATACAAACCATATAAATTTTTCAAAGGTTCTCCAATGTCTAAAGGAGTATTCCAATTTGATATGTGGGGTATGAATGAGGATAATTTATCAGGTCGTTGGGATTGGATGGGATTGAAAGATAAAGTTGCGGAATATGGTGTTTGTAATTCATTATTCACGGCTCAGATGCCGGTTGCATCTTCAGCTAAAATTACAGGTTCATTTGAAATGACAGAACCGGCTCACTCGGCTTTATTTAATCGTCGTGTAGTTGGTGGGGAAATTCTTATTGTAAACAAATATTTAATTACTGATTTTGAAAAATTAGGGGTTTGGAGTGAAGATTTGAAAAATGAAATCATTATGAACGAAGGGTCTATTCAAAATATTAATTTCAATCAATACCTTGATGTTGAAGATAAAAATTACAACAAGAAAGTTAAAAGAATTGAACACTTAATACCTAAATACAAAACAATTTGGGAAATCTCTCAAAGAGAACTTATTGATATGGCGGCTGACAGAGCACCGTTTATTGACCAATCACAATCAATGAATATCTATATGTCTGAACCAACTTTATCAAAAATTTCATCATCTCATTTCCATTCATGGGGTAAAGGATTGAAAACTCTTTGTTATTATGTTAGAACTAAAGCGATATCTACCGGAGCAAAACACTTAGCGGTTGATATTTCAAAAGTGAATCAACAAACTATTAAACAAGAAAAACCAAAAGTGAATCTTGTTGAACCTACAGTAAAACCAACAGATTCGGAATTTGAATGTTTTGGATGTGGTTCATAATAAAATCACCTATAATTATATTAATCCCGGCGATGTCGGGATTTTTTATTTTTAGGTATTTATAAGAAATAATCATAACACTATAATTATAGATATGGCAGACGGAACAACATATGGTATTAATTTTCCTTTTAGGGACTCAGTTAAAGGTGACTATTTACAACTAACTGAACTTGAGGCACAAGAAATTAAAGCGGATTTAATCCACTTACTTTTGACTCGAAAAGGTTCAAGATATTATTTACCAACATTTGGTACAAGACTTTATGAATTTTTGTTTGAACCATTTGATGGTTTAACATTTGATGCTATTGAATCTGACATTCGAGAAGCCGTTGGTACCTTTATGCCGGGTTTATTATTAAACCAAATAACAATAAGTCCTGCTGACCCTCAAGAAGAAGTTGATATAGCAACGGGTACCGCAACAGTGGGTAGTAGTGAATCGTCAATTTATAGATTCCCGGGTAAGGGAACTTCAGAATATACCGCAAAAATAAAAATAGATTACTCAACCAATAAATCAACTTTTGGTCCGAGTGATTTCGTTATCATTAATATTTAATATTGTATGGCAAATCGTAATATATCATATACTACAAGAGATTATCAGGGGATAAGAACTGAGTTATTAAACTATGTAAGAACTTACTACCCTGAATTAATACAGGACTTCAACGACGCTTCTGTGTTCTCTGTGTTTTTAGACTTGAACGCTGCGGTTGCGGACAACTTACACTATCACATTGATAGAAGTATTCAAGAAACTGTTTTACAATACGCACAACAAAGGTCATCCATCTATAATATTGCCAGAACTTATGGTTTAAAATTACCGGGACAAAGACCGTCTGTATCTTTAGTTGACTTCTCAATAACTGTTCCTGCTTTTGGTGATAAAGAAGATGAAAGATATCTTGGGGTTTTAACAAGAGGTTCTCAAGTAGTTGGTGCGGGTATTGTGTTTGAAAACATATATGATGTTGATTTTACTTCACCATACAATGCTCAAGGTTTCCCTAATAGGTTAAAAATACCAAACTTCAACGCTAATAATGTGTTGATTAATTATACTATAACTAAAAGAGAATTAGTAGTTAATGGTATTACTAAAGTATTCAAAAGAGTTATTACTCCGAATGATGTTAAACCATTCTTTGAATTATTTTTACCTGAAAAAAATGTATTAGGTATTACAAGTGTATTACTTAAGAGTGGGACTGAATACACTAATGTTCCATCTACTTCAGAATTTTTAGGGGCGTCAAATAAATGGTATGAGGTTGACGCACTTGCGGAAGACCGAGTATTCATTGAAGACCCAACAAAAGTATCTGACCAACCGGGTATTAAAGTTGGAAAGTATATTCAAACATCTAATAGATTTATAACGGAATATACTCCTGAAGGATTTAAGAAAATGACATTTGGTGGTGGTACAAATACCGCTCAAGATTCATTAGACCAATTTACAACAGTTGGTGCTACAATTGATTTACAAAGATATTCAAACAATTTCTCATTAGGGTCTGCGTTAACTCCTAACTCAACACTATTCATTCAATATCGAGTTGGTGGTGGATTGGCAACAAATTTAGGGACAAATGTTATTAATCAAATTGGTACTGTAAACTTCTTTGTAAACGGACCATCTGAAACAACAAACTCATCAGTGGTTAATTCATTAAGATGTAACAACGTGACTGCAGCTATTGGAGGTTCAGGTGTACCATCATTAGAGGAAATTAGAAACTACGTATCATTTAACTTCTCCGCACAAAAAAGAGCGGTTACGGTTCAAGACTACGAGTCAATTATTAGAAATATGCCGGCTGAGTTCGGAGCGCCTGCAAAAGTTTCAATTACGGAAAATAATAATAAAATATTAATTCAATTATTATCTTATGATACTTCAGGAAAATTAACAAGTATTGTATCAGACACTTTAAGACAGAATGTTGCAAATTATCTATCGAACTATAGAATGATGAATGACTATATTTCAATATTAACTGCTGAGGTTATTGACTTGAGTATTGATGTTCAGATTGTTTTAGATTCTGCTCAAAATTCAGGACAAGTTATTGCGGATGTTGTTGATAGAATTTCAACTTACTTCAATCCTCAAACAAGGGAGTTAGGTCAAAATGTTTATTTATCTGAGTTAAAAAGTATTGTTCAAAATCAAAACGGTGTATTAACTGTTGCGGGATTAAACGTTTATAATAATGTTGGGGGTCAATATTCATCCGCTGAAACATCTATGGAATATTCGGATGCTGAGACTAAAGAAATTGCAACTGTTGATGATACAATCTTCGCACAACCATCCCAAGTGTATCAAGTTAGATACCCTAACAAAGATATTAGAGTATCTGTTAAAAATTTCCAATCAGTTACCTTCTCTTAACAGGTTTATTTCTGGCTTAACTAGTTTATAATTAAATATGGTGTGTGTTAACTTGAAAAATCACACATAAACTATTTATAAATTAAAAGAATTGAATGGGTCAGTCATATAGAATTAGAACCGAATTAGGTATTAACAAAACAATCAATGTTCAGTTAGACCAAGATTTTGAGTTCTTAGAAATCTTATCGTTAAAAATACAACAAACTGACGTTTATAGTAGAAGTTGTTCTGAATACGGTGTTGTTGTTGGAAGGGTTACTGCGAATAACGGATTTGGTGTTCCAAATGCCAGAGTATCTGTATTCATCCCAATATCATCGGTAGATGAATCCAACCCACTGATAACAAGTATTTATCCTTACAAGTCTCCAACGGATAAAAATGAAGATGGTTTTAGGTACAATCTTTTACCTTATGAAAAGTCGTATTCTACTCACGCGGCGACAGGTACTTTACCTACAAGAGATGATGTATTAACCGATGGAATTGCGGTTGAAATTTACGACAAATACTACAAATACACAACTAAAACAAACGAGAGTGGTGACTATATGATAATGGGTGTTCCATTAGGGCCGCAAACTTTAGTAATGGATATTGACTTATCAGATATTGGGGAGTTTTCTTTAACACCTCAAGATTTGATTAGAATGGGTTTGGCCTCTGAAGCTCAAGTTGCCGGTAACCGATTTAAAACTTCAAATGATTTATCATCACTACCTCAAATTGTTAGTTTAACAAGAACATTATCAGTTGCTCCATTATGGGGTGACCCTGAAATATGCCAAATTGCGGTTAACCGTGTTGACTTTGACCTTAGAGATGATGCCAATATTGATATACAACCAACTTCAGTGTTCATGGGGTCTATTTACTCAACCGCAGATTCGCAAAGACTTAGACGAAATGCTAAACCATTGGATGATATGGGTAATTTATGTCAATTATCTACAGGTCCTGGGTCTATTTTAGCGATACGACAAACAATTAATTATGATGCTGACGGTAATCCAATACTTGAGTTATTTCAATTAGAAAAATCGGGTAATATTATTGATGGTAATGGTGTATGGATGACTGAATTACCAATGAATTTGGATTACTTTATTACTAATGAATTTGGTGAAAAAGTTTTATCAAACGACCCTACAGTAGGAATCCCTACTAAAGGGAGATATCGATTTAAAATTAAGTGGTCTCAATCACCTAGTTTATCGGAACAAACAAGACGGGCCTATTTCTTAGTACCAAATGTTAAAGAATATGGTTGGGGTAATACTGACCCTACAGACTCAGGAGGTCTCAATGAGGAGAGACAAAAAAGTTCATATTATTTTGGTCTTGATTGGTCAGGATATACGGAAGGATTTTATGGAACAACTGCTAATGATATTGCATTACGTAATAATATATTAAATCAAAAAATAAATTGTGAAGATACTTTTTATCAGTTTGAATTTAATAAAGTTTATACTGTTTCAGGTTTTATTGACCAATTTAAGAATGGTGCTAAAGGTAGGTTTATTGGTATTAAAGAAATTGATAGTAATGAATGCGCGACTACAATTAATAAATTCCCGGTTAATGAAGGGTTTAGGAACTTTGATTTATTCTTTTTCATATTTTCAATAATATTACAAGTAATTCAATTAATTGGATTACCTTTATTAATTATCTATCACTTTTTAGCTTTTTTATGGAATAATTTTGCAGTTGCAATAATAGCTTACATACTTTATGAGTTAGGAAAAGAAGTTATTGCTCAGGGTTCATTAGTTGCCGGTGCAATTGCGGGTAGTGCCTCGTTTGGTGCGACGGCAGGTCTGATAATTGGACATTCATTGTTAGCTGCGTTATATGCGGCGGCGATTATATTCATTTTAATTAAATTTGAAGAAATTGTTGCTTATAAATTTGGTAGGATTAAATTACCGATGATAACTTATCCCGATTGTCAATCTTGTGAATGTGACTCTGAAACAACTGAACCAAATCCTGATGATGATACAGAACAAGCACCTGCTGCTGGTCTATTAAGTCAACTTTCTAATGGAGGTCAGTACGCTGAAAATTTACAAACCAATGCTTCGACAATACCAAATCGAACTTGGCCACCTGTTGCTGCTGATGATGAGAATTATGACACATATTTTCAGATGGAATCACTTATGCAAGGTCAAGGACTTGGAGGTAGTTTATCAAGACCAAATAAACCAACAATTTTTAAAATTAATAGTTCTAGAATTTATTCATTTCCGGGGGTAGGGGATTTATTAGTAGATGGTTTTACGATTCCTCCTGGTGAAAGAGTTAATATTTACAATACCCGAAAAAAATTCTTTGATAATGTAAATAAGATTAAAGTTACTTTTTCATTGCCAACAAACGGTACAAAAAGTCATTTTGATAATACATTGACAGTATTAAGTGTTTTGGACTTAGACCCGGGTACATTATTATCATTTGTTGACCCAAGAAAAACTAAAGATACAAATTATTTATATTCTGCAACTACAGCGAATGGGGGTTATAAAGTTAATGGTATTAATGGTATTATTAAAACAAGTGCTTTTACTGCTGATGTACGTTATGCGACCAGTCAAACTTCTGATACTATTGTTACTTATGATATTCCGGCATATCCTTCCGATTGTGTGAAAAGTATGGTTATTTCAATAACAGAACCTGGGACCGTGACTTATCGAACTTGTCCGGGTTCAAAAGTAACATTATTGTTTACAGGTCAAACGACAGGGACTACTAATCCTGAGGGGTTAATTACTCCTGAATTTCCATTAATTACAGGTATTACAAATGTTGATTGTATTGATTTAACAAATACAGGAGGAACTGCTGAGTATTCCGCGGTGACTTACGGAGTAGGTTGTCAAAATTATATTTATCCATCGGATATTGAATATTATCAAGTATTGACTGCTATTACTATTACTAAAAAAATTGTAAATGGAAAACCAGAGTATTCATTTCCGGGTTCTGTTGGTACAACCAATCCAAGTTTTTGGAAAACGTTAAATGCTGAAAATAAATTGGCAACTTTTGAATATGTTTGTGGTGAGGGGGGTAGAGAATGTGGTCTTGTCCCGTTAAGTTACCCAAATTACACTAGATTGACTAATAGTGATAATGGTTTTTCAAGTACTCAAATACCTAATGCAATCTATTCGGCAGCAACATCAAATTTTGCGGACTATGAAAATCAAAAAGTTCTAATATTACAAAGAGGGGTTGACCCGTATTCTCCGTTAATGATAAATAAGTATGGTATTGGACGTATATTAGGTTATTTAGATGAAGATGCTGTGACTTTTACCGCGATGACAAGAATGAATATACCAATTCAGGCATTACCACCTAATAATGGAATTTCAGTACAAAAACACGATAACCAAAACAATATATGTTATTCATCTTATTTTTATACTCCGGGAATTGTTGGACAAACAAGTCCGGGTCTTAATTATTCTGCATATACGACACCAAATTTTGGTTTTTATGGTGCGTTAGATTCATCATTATCAAAAGTCTATACCAACTCACCACCATTACTCTCAACTGATTATGTTCAAAACATATCAGTTAATACTTCACCTCCTCCTATAACCGGAGTTGCGTCAAAAACAAATAATCGATTTTATTCTGCGAGTATTGCTGACAATTATTATGACGGTGCTGAAGATTTGTCAGGGGGTGCGATTATGACAAAAGGAAATTATGTTATAACAAGGATTTGTATTAATTTTGCTAATACTTTTGATTTGAGTTGTCTGTGTGTTAGGGAATATTGTGACTATGCAATATGGGGGTTTTTACCGAATTCCGCACCGACTTATTTTAGTCCTATTTTATATCCAACATCTACCGGAACTAGTGAGGTAAATATGTCTAACTCATCTCAAATTATTATGAGAACCGATAGATTACCATCTTCTGATTATATTGATGATAAAGAAATTTTAACAGGTAGTGTCAGTTTATTACAGCAAAATGCCGGATTCGCGGTTTACCCTGTTGGTGGGGGTGGATACACATTTAACAACCCATCAATTTCATTAGGTGCTGATTTAGTCACTGCGGATATTGAAGGTCAATTGGCTGCAACTAATGTACTTACCACTTTAGGAAGTTGTGAAGACATGGTTGGTTTAGATTGTTATAGTGGTAATGGTGTGAATTTTGGTGTTAGAGTAGGATGTCAAGCCGGTGATGTTGTTGAAAGTGGATGTTACATAATGGTTAATGACCCATTGTTTTCTTTAGGACAAGATTTAGGAACATTTGCTGAATGGGGTTTTAGATTTAGATTCTTCTATGGATTATGTCGAGGAGTATTATCACAATCATT